GGTTTAATGTCTCACGGCCTTTGTGCGAGCGGACGCGCAAACGTGTTTGCGCATGGTTTGGGCGCATGCGTTGCGTTTTGCGCGGTTTCGGTGCGCTTTGACACCGCAAACGCATCATGGCGCGGTCGCATGCAGAATCGGGGCTGGTGAAGCTCTACATGGCTGCGAAGGGGGTGGCCCTTCGCACGGCGCAACTCCATGCCAAGAACCGGCACCCGGATTATGTGGCGTTTTTGGCGACGCAGGGAGCGAAGGCGCTCGAAGTCGCCGACCCAAGTGAAGAGCAAAAACGCGCCCTGGTCGCCGTGATGGGTGGGCAGACACCACCCGGAGATCGGCTGGTGCATGTGGCCCCACCCGCGATGGAGAAACCACAGGACCAGTGGACGCCCGAGGAATACGCCGAGTGTCAGTGCTGGGCGGGCATGGTGGCTGCCAATGCGCAGCGGCAGGTCGCACTGGATCGCGGTGATCCCATGGCCGCCATCGGCTTCGTGAAAATCGCCGCCGACTCCCTCAAGTCCTACCACCTCGCCCGCCAGCGTCGCGTCCAGGCCGAGCTGGAAAGCGGACGCCTTCAGCCCATGTCCGCTTGGCAGGACGCCAAAGCCGCGCTCATGAAATTCGTCTCGCTCTTCGCCTCCTTTGAAGGACGCATCGCCCAGCGGGCGAACCCCGACAACCCCCAGCACGCCATGCGGGCCATCAGCCAGTGGCGGGAAGAGGAATTCAACCCCGCCCTCGAAAACGTCCTCGCCGAGCTTGCCCTATGATCCCATGACCGAAAAACACGCCAACCTCGAACTCTGGAAATCCGCCCCCCTCGCGGAGATCAACCATCCGCATCCCAAAAATCCCCGCGTCATTCCAGACGCCGACAGCGAGGAAGTCCGCACCCTGGATGCCAGCCTGGAGCACGACTACTTTGATCCGCTCATCTGGAACAAACGAAACCGCATGTGGGTCTCCGGTCACGTTCGCGCCTGGCGCATGACCGCCCTCGGCTTCACCCATGCCGATGTCGTCGTCGTCGATTATGATGAAGAGACGCACCTCGCCCGCATGCTGGCAGCCAATGCCCACTCCGGCAAAAACGACGAAGATAAGCTCGATGCCCTGCTTGCCAGCCTTCGCGATGCCTCGGTCGATCCCGTTTTGGCGCTTCTCTCCGCGCTGCCACCCGCGCCGCCACCACCCGTAGGCGATGCCGACGCCGAGCCCGACCTCGACCGCGCCGCCGAGCTCAATAAAATCTGGCAGGTGGAAACCGGCCAGATATGGCAGATCGGCCCCCACCGCCTCATGTGCGGATCGAGCACCGAAGCTACCGATGCCGCTCGCCTGCTCAACGGCGCAAAGCCCCGCCTCATGATCACCGATCCGCCCTATGGCGTCGAGTATGATCCAGACTGGAGGCTTGAAGCTGGAATAAATAAACCAGGACAGATCCTAGCAAGTGGGAAAGTCATGAATGATGACATCTGCGATTGGACGGGAGCCTGGCAACTCAGTCCGTCGTCGGTCTGTTACATCTGGCATGCGGGCCGTTACGCGGGCACGGTTCAGACGTCCATGGAGACAGCCGGATTCACTACTCGCTCCCAGATTATTTGGGCAAAGCCATCCCTCGTGATGGGACGTGGAAACTATCATTGGCAGCACGAGCCCTGCTGGTATGGCGTCCGCAAAAACGCCACCGCTGAGTGGATAGGAGACCGGAAGCAAACCAGCCTTTGGCAAATCGCCAACATGCACCGGACGCAAGGTGATGTGGACGATGGCAAAACCGTTCACTCCACCCAAAAGCCCGTCGAGTGCATGGCTCGTCCGATGCGCAACCACTCCGGCGACGTTCATGATCCCTTCCTCGGCTCCGTCACCACCATGGTCGCTGCCCAAAACCTGCACCGCATCTGCTACGGCATGGAGCTCAGCCCCGACTACTGTGCCGTCATCCTCGACCGCATGCAACGCGCCTTCCCTGATCTTGAAATCAAGCGCGTCGCATGACCGCCCCGCCCCCAGACCTCACCGCCGCCGCCAGTGCGCTCAATCGTCGGCGTCTTGCCGCGTTGCTCGACAAATACGGTCGCGGCAGCGCCAGCAAGGCCGAGATCGACGAACTCTACGCCGACGCGCAGATCGCCGCCCTGCTGCCTCCTCGCGCCGTCGCTGTCACGCCCGAGGCCGCGCCCACGGCACCCGCCCCGCAGATCATCTACACGCCCTCGCGTGTGCCCTACACCCCGCAGCAGCGCCGTGCCGCCGCCGTGCAGAGCGAAGTGCTCGGCATGTTTCGCACCCAGCGGCGCAAGGCCGTCGTGCCCTGGCTGGAGGAAAACATCATCCTCCCGCGCAAGATGGCCCCAAACTCCGCCGGGCCGTTTCGCACCGCCTCGCGCCCGTTTCAGCGTCCCATCTTGGAATGCTTCAACCCCGAGGCCGGCATCAATGAATGCGGGGTCTCCGCCGGGGTGCAGATCGCAAAAACGACCATGCTCACCCTCGGGGCCGCGTATCGCCTGGTGAACGCCCCCATGCCCATCCTCATGATCGGCAGCTCACGCGATTGGACCAAGACCGAACTCAGCGAAAAGCGCATGCAGGTGCTCATCGACGAAAATCCCATCCTCTCCGCCTGCAAGCCTGCGAACGCCGACCGCTACCGCTCCATGTCCATGGACCTCTCCGGCGGCATGGTCAACCTCGTCGGCGGCAATTCCCCCGGCGCTCTCTCCGGCGGCTCCTACGGCATCACCCTTTGCGACGAAGCCTCAAAGCTCATCCAAAGCGAGAGCGAGCAAGCCCCCGAGGCCCACCCCTTCCACCTCATCGCGAAGCGCACCGATGGCTTCGGTGCGCTGGAGTTCCACTATTACAGCAGCACGCCAAACAGCCCCACGCATCCTTTCTGGCGCTACATCCTCGCCGGCGACCAAACGCATTTTTACGTCGAGTGCCCGCACTGCCACGGCTGGTTTTATCTCGATTTCATTGGCCGCCCCGAGGATGTCGAAGACTACAACACCCACCTCGGCCTCACGCTTCCCAGCGACTATCAATCGCTCACCTGGGACAAGTCCGCGCGTGAAGCCTCCGGCCAATGGGACGAGACCCGCGTGCGTGAATCCGTGCGCTACCTCTGCCCGCATAACGGCTGCCAGATCACTGAGCTGTACAAGCAAGCCATGGTCGAAGGCTGCCTCGAAAAACGCCACAACCTGCTCGCCGCGAAAAACCGCCGCACCTTCATTCTGCCCTCGTTTTACTCACCCACCAAGAGCTTCGGCACAATGGCCTGGGACTTCCTCGACTCACTCAAGGACATGTTCGGCTTGCAGGACTATCACAACAGCCGCCTGGCTCGCCCGTGGACCGAGTTCAACGTCAACCTCAGAATGGACGACGTGGTCAAAGCCATCGCCGACGGCAAAAACGGACGCCCCTTGTATCGACGCGGCACGCTGCCATTCAAGCCCCTCCGCCTCCTCCTCAATGCCGATCCCGGCGAAGCCACCACGCACTGGGAACTCGCCGCCCTCGCCCACGACGGCGGCGTTTGGGTTTGCGACTGGGGCACCGTCGTCTCATCGAGAGACCTGCTCACCACCGACTTCCTCCGCGCCCGTCACATCATCGTCGAGGGCACCGGCGAAAAAATCTTCCCCGTCCGCGGCTACCTCGACACCGGGTGGCAGCAGGACGATCAGCTCGACGTGTGCGCCGCGTCGAAAGGCTTTTTCATCCCTGTCAAAGGCTCCGATGCCAAGCATGGTCAACTCCACGAGACCCGCGTCGCCACGCGTCCGCAGATGTCCCTGCTCGTTTTCAACGATCGCGAGATCAAAAACATGCTCTACGCCAACCGCATGATGAAGCGCATCGACGGAGCCTTCCACCTCCCCACCGATGCCGATCCCGAAGTCAAACTCGGCCACACAGGCCAAAAACGCGACGCCGACGGCGAATGGCAACGCGTCCCCCACGACCACTTCGGCGACTGCTCCAAATACACCTGCATCGACTACCAGCTCCTCCGCGCTGGTGGGATGCTGTAACGAGACCTAATTAACCCAACCCACGTTGCGCTAATCATCCCTGCCTCATGCTCGGCCCCTTTGACATGCGGGTCGCTGCATGGCCGCAGTCACCATCGCCGACCTCACCTCGGACTTCCGTTTTCACGCCCGCATCTTGTATGCGGGCGATCCGAGCGCACAGCGGCAATGGCTGACGGAGCAATACCTCCTCCTGGCCGAGGATCGCAGTGGTGCCGAGATCACGGCGCAGGCTTTTGAAGGCTCCTCGCACTCGGCGCAGTTTCGCGATTCCTCGCCGGAGCAGCGGCGGCAGGCCGTGCAGGCCGCGATTGAAGATCTCGAGGCCGAGATTGCCGGCCAAGTCGCCAAGTCGCTCTCCCGTCCCTTCGGCTTCCGCTTCCGGCCTGGCTACGAGCCTGCCACCCTGCTCGGCTGATCTCTGACATCTCACGTCTCACCTCTTACTTTCGCCGCCCGATGTCACGTCGCAAAACACTCAAGCCCACCGCACCCGCGCCCATCACCAACGCCGCGACCACGACCACCACCTCCGGTGGCAGCTATCGCTCCACGCCGCATTACACCGCCTGGAACTCGAAAAGCGTCGAGCGCATGCAGCGGTCGAAGGACATCGTGCAAATCTCCCGCTTCCTGCAAAGCGAGGAAGGCATCCCCCAGGTGCGTTACGGCATCCAGCAACTGCCGCGTGAGGCCGTCGGCAAAGGCATCGGCTGCAAGTCCATCTCGCAAGATGCCGACTTCCGCCGCGAGGCCACCGCGCTCTTCAAAAAATGGGCCGACTCCCCCGCCATCGACATCCGCAAAGAGCACAACCTCTTCGCGATCCAGCCCATGCTGCTCTCCGCCATGCTGGGCGATGGTGAACTCTTCATCTTGCCCGTCTATGAGCCGACCGGCGCTTCGTGGTCACTCAATGATCGCAGCAAGCGAGCCTTTCAAATCCAGCTCGTGAGCCGTGACCAGCTCACCAATGGCGACGTGCAAAGCGTCGCTGCCCGCAAGCTGCGCTGGTTTGACGGCCTCCAATACAACGGTCTCGACCAGCTCCAGCTCCTGCGCCTGAATCAAGACCCCGACGCGAGTGGTTACCTCCTCTCCAAAGCATTCACTGACATCCCAGCGGTCAATGCCATGGGACACCGAAACATTTTCCATCTCAAAGACCCGACACGAATTCATCAGTATCACGGTGATCCCGTGATCTTCGCGAGTGGTCGCGACCTACTCGACTCGCTCGACCTCAAAGCCCTGCGCAAGCACTCGGCCAAGGTCCGCGCCTCGCTCCTCGGTGCCACCACCACCCGCGACGGCAAGATGCTCAATGCCATGCAACAAATCGCACTCGCCGAGCAAGGTGGCAATCCCACCGCCGACACGGGTCGCCGCTTTGTCGAGGTCGCCGAAGGCGCAGTATTTTTGCCGATGTCGGACAACGAGAGTTTCAACTTTTTCAACAACCCGCAGGAAGGCATCCCGTTTCGCGAGATTCTCGCCGATCTCCTCCACCCCTTCATGTTCGAGCTGAAGTATCCGCCCGAGTGGATCTTCACCCGTGGCAAAGTCGGTGGCGTTGAGTATCGCGGACTCCTCCAGCAGGTCGCCCGCGCCCATGAAGGCCTCCGCGCCCGCTTGTATCCCTTCCTGGAATGGTTGTGGGAAAAAGTCATTGGCACCGCCATGATGCCTGGTGGCCCACTGTTCCAGTATGCGAACATCGCCGACTGGAACCAGATCGACTTTGTCACGGATCCCGACCCCACGGTCGATGCCGGACGCGACAAACGCGCCGACCTCGAAAGCCTCGGCGAAAACCTCATCACGCCCGACGACCTCATCGAGCGCAGCACCGGCCAAGATGGCGAAGCCGTGCGCCATGCTGCGATTGATCAAAAGCTCGACAGCATCCGCTACGCGATCGCCCGCGCCAAAAACCTGCCCCTCGACCAGGTCGAAATCCCCGCCTCTGTCGCCCTAGCCATCGGCATGGGCCTCAAGACATTGCAGCCCGCCTCCGGCATCCTCACCGCCCTGAATCCCGCCACCCTCGCCGCCGACATTGCCGCGCTTGATGCATAGACAAAAAAATAACAGACAAAAAAATCAGCATGTTTTTGTCTGTCATCTTTTTGTCTTCCATTCTTGTCCTTTGACATGCGCCCGCCAGCATGTCCCGCAAGACCTGGTTCACCATCCGCAATGCCGCCTCCGCCGAAGCCCCCGCTGAAATCTCCATCCACGACGAGATCGGCGCATGGGGTGTCAGCGCCAAAGATTTTCTCTCCCAGCTCCGCAGCATCGCGGCTGCGACTCCGATCACTCTCTCCATCCACTCGCCTGGCGGTGAGGTCTTTGATGGTCTTGCCATCTACCATGCCCTGAAGGCACGTGGGAACGTCACCGTGCGCATCGAAGGCCTTGCCGCCTCCATGGCCTCCGTCATCGCCATGGCAGGCACGCGGATCGAGATGCCACGCAATGCGTTCATGATGATTCACAACCCCAGCGGCTTTGCGGTGGGTGACTCTGCTGACATGCGCCAGCTCGCCGACCTGCTCGACAAGATCAAAGGCAGCCTCCTCGCCGCTTATCGTGAGCGCACGAAAAAGAGCGACGAAGACCTCACCGCGATGATGGACGCCGAGACCTGGCTGACAGGTGAAGAAGCCGTCGAGCACGGTTTTGCCGATGCCACCAGCGACGAAGTCGCCCTCAGTGCCTCCGCTTTCAAGACTGCCCGCATCACCGCCGCGCTGCGTCATGTGCCGAGTGCCCTCTTTGACATCGCGCCGCCACCGTCGCCATCGCGCAATCCCACCCCAATGAAAGCACTCCTCGCCCTCGCCTCACTCGTCGGCATCACCGTCAAGGGTGATGAAACTGAAGACCAGCTCACCGCTGCCATCACCGCGCACAAGCCGCAGTCTCCGAACGTCGTCATCGACTTCGAAGACGCCGCTGTGAAAGCCGCCTTCGCTGCCAGCATCACCGAAGCCACGAAGGACGACAAAGCCAAGATCACCGCGCTGGAAACTGAGCTCGCCAAAATCACCGCCTTGCTCACCAACGGAGCCGCCGGTGCTGCCGGTGGCAACGCTCCCATCCAGGGCGCTCAAGGTGGCAGCGGCACCCCCGTCAACACCATGACCCGCGCTGCCTTCAACCAGCTCCCCCACGCCGAGCGAAACGCCTTCATGGCAGCCAAAGGCAAGCTCGAAGAATGATCGCAGATTGACACCTCAAACCCAACACACCCCCAACTCTCACTGATCCAAACATATGGCTAACGACATCTCACTCACTGGACTGACTGAAATCCTTTATCAAGCTCGCGACATGGTCGCCCGCGAACCCACCGGCTTCGCCCAAGGCGTCATGGTCAACGGCGGCTCCGAAGGCATCTCTGCTGGCGGCACCGTCACCTCCCTGCGCACGCAGGAGCCGACGCTCGAAACGTCCTACACGCCCGCGATGACGGCACCCGATGCCGCTGACATCACCACCTCCGTGGAGACACTGACGCTCGGCTCTTATGTCGGTGCCAGCATCCCGCTCAAAGGTGAGCAGTTTGCCCAGCTCTCCGCCACCGTCGGCGCAGAGCTCGCCCTCCAGCAGCTCTACAAGCAAGCCATCCGCAAGATGATCAACCAGATCGAAGGCAGCCTCGGCACGGCCGCCTATCAGGGTGCCTCCCGCGCCACTGGCACCGCAGGCACCACGCCCTTCGCGTCCAACTTCAACAGCATCAACCAGCTCCGCCAGATCCTGGAGGACAATGGTTGCATCATGGACGATGGCGATCTCTCGCTCATCATCAGCTCCGCCGCTGGCACGAACCTGCGCAACTTGAGCACCCTCACCAAGGTCAACGAATCCGGTGCCGACGCCACGCTTCGCCGGGGTGAGCTGCTCAACGTCTCCGGCTTCTCCATCCGCACTTCCGCCGGGGTGCAGCTCCACACCAAAGGCGCAGGCACTGGCTACGACTTCAGCGGCGCTGAAGCCATCGGCCAGACCACGCTTTCGTTTGAAGGCGGCACCGTGAACACCACCGGCATCAAAGCCGGTGACGTCATCGCGATGGACACCGACACCGCGAACAACTACGTGGTCCGCACTGGCAGCACCGCCACCAGCGGCGACATCATCATCAATCACCCCGGTCTCCGCGTCGCGGGCACCACGGCTTCCGAGATCACCATCGGCAACAGCTACACCGCGAACGTCGGCTTCCACAAGTCGGCCATCGAGTTGGCCATGCGCCCCCCAGCGCAGCCGCCTGGTGGCGACGTCGGTGAAGAGATCGCCGTGCTGGTCGATGAAAAGACCGGCCTCAGCTTCTCTGCCCGCCTCTACAAAGGCTACGGCATGAACCAGATCAAGCTCATGGCCTTCTTCGGCGTCAAAGTCTGGAAGCCCGAGTTCGTCGCCACGCTCCTCGGCTAATCGTGAGACAGGCTGCCAGCCTGTCCGACCACTCAACGGCCCACCCTCACCGGTGGGCCGTTTTTTCTACACTCGATCCCATGGCTAAAACCAATCTTCCCAAACCACCAACGACGAGCGTCATCGCTCACACCGTTAAGCTCGCACATCCCGAGGACCTGCCGTTGATCCTCACCAGCATGGAATGCGACGGCTGGCAGCTCCTGCACATCGTGCCCTGTCGGCACAGCAATGAGCATGCGGCCTACTTCCGCAAAGTTTGACATCCGCCTCTCATTGCTCTCACCCGGCGCGGTTATTCTTCGCCCGCCGGTGTCCCCTGCGCCGCGTCCCTTTTGGTTGGGGGACGCGGCGTTTTTTTGTGCCTTCACGCTTTGACATTTCCACCCCGGCATGTCGTCCGCCCTCGTCAGCAGTGAAAAGCTGCACCTCGCCACACTGTTGCAGCGGAATCCCTGCACCATCCTGCTCAACAATCGGCGTCTGCCTGCGGCCTTCATCGCGAGGCGTGGCGTGAGGTATGAGAACGACGGCGGCGTCATCCAATCGCGCACCATCAAGATCGTCGTGGCCTGTGCCTTGCTGCCCGCCACCGACCTCATCGACGCCACCACCGACAGCACCCGCGCCGTGCGTTTCACCCACGTCGAAACGGGTCGCGTCTATCAGCTCGCCACCGACGCCGGAGCACCCAACGAGTCTCCGCACAGCGTCTTCTGGACACTCACCGGCCAGCAGATCACCACCCGATGATCAGCGCGAACGTCCAACTCGGCCCGCTGCTCAAAAAGCTCAAACAAGTTCCGCGTGAGGCCGCCGCGATCATGGCGAAGGCCATCGAAGACGACGCACGCGGCTTTGTGCGCGACATCACCGACATCACGCCACCGAGCATGGGCAAAGCCAATCCGGCCTCAAAGAAACGCGGCGAGTCTGCCGTCATGCGCGACGTGTGGAAAGTCTATGCCACCCCTGGCAAACTTTACGCAATCATCAAGGCGCGTGACGAAAAACTCGCCGCCGCATTTTGGGCAGCGGTAAAACACAAAAACTGGCCGCAGGCTGCCCGCATTTGCAAAACGCTCGGACTTAAAGAGCTTATCGACTTCGGCAGCGACGACGGAGCCGCTCATGAAAAACGCCGAGGAAGCAATGGTCGCGTCACCGGCACCAAACCAAGCGAGCATGTCCGCGATGCCCGCTATGTGCGAAGCTACATCAAGCAGCAACAATCCCGCGTCGGCCTGCTCGCCTCCGGCTTCGCACCCGCCGCCGCCCGTTTGAAGACTTCGCTTCCGACCTGGATCACACGTCACCAGCAAACCGTCGGCAGCATCACCGTCATCCCTCGCCCGGATCAATTCACGATCATCATCACCAATCGCGCCCGTCATGGTCGCGCCAATGATCTCTCCCGCCGCATGCAGTTTGTGCTGCGCTCCGGCAAGCGGCAAAAGCGTCTGCAAAACTCCATCCGCTACAGCATCCGCGCCGCCCTGAAAAAGTCCCGCCTCCAAGTCGCGTGAGAGCGTGACCCAGGCTGCCAGCCTGTGCCGTCTTTGACATCCTCTCACAGTTACCATGGCAGACATCTCCATCACCGCTTCCAACGTCATCGGCTCCGCCCTCGCACGGCGAGTCAGCAAATCCGCCTCCAGCACCATCACCGCTGGCCAGCCCGTCTATCTCACCAGCACCAACCTCGTCGCACCTGCGGACGCCAACGCCTCCGCCACCACTGCCAACGTCTTCGGCATCGCCGAAAACGGTGGGGCCACCGGTCAACGCATCAGCGTCATCACGCAGGACCCTGCGCTCGTGATCGGTGCCACCGTCGCCATTGGTGACGTGCTCGTTCTCTCCGCCACTGCCGGTGGCATCGCCCCCGCTGCCGACCTGGCCACTGGTCATTTCTGCACCGTGCTCGGCGTCGCCATCAGCACCACGGCCATCAACTTTGCACCGGTCGCCGCAGGCGCCGCCAAAGCCTAAACCCTGTCCCCTCATGCGTTGGAGCGCCGGTGACCGTGCAAACGGCACCGGCGCTTTTTTCTGCCCTGTCAGCACTCACCGCTCACCTCTCACCACCAGATGCCCTCCACCTCCCCCGCCGCTCATTTCAGCACCGTCTTCGCCGACTACTCTGCCAGCGCCGCCGCCCTAGCCCTTTCCGGCGTCCCTAGCGCGTCGCAGCTCCCTCGCCGCACACATTCCTCATCCAGCGCCCTCACGCATCCACACGCGTTGTTTGAGGTCGAGGTCGACCCCGAGTCTGCCGACACCCTACTCACCCTCACGCTCAACCTGCGGCTGCAAATCAATGTTGGCACCGAGACCGGCCAGACCACCCGCATTCAAGCCCACGCCTGGCTGCAAGCCCTCCGCCGCCTGCTCGACGATGATCAGCGCAGCACCTGGCAGACCTTCATCCAGGCGCAGAGCAACGCCTACCGCGAAGGCTGGGACATCCAGGCCATCTATCCAGGGACCATCACCGACGACTACAACGAGGAAAAAACGCTCCTCACCCTCACTGCGCCTTTCCAGGTCGTAACCTTCTGGAACAACGTGTGACACAGGCTGCCAACCTGTGGTTCGCACATCGCTCAGTTTGACACCGCCCGCTCGGTGTCATGACTCCCCTCTTCACTTCTGGCACGCGCCCCAGCTCCCTCAAATC